TGAAGATTGATGAGGGTGTAAGGAGTACACCGTATCGCGATACTGAGGGGCTTTTGACTGTTGGCATTGGTCGCAACCTTGACCATGTTGGTTTGTCTCAAGATGAGATGAACATGATTGGCATTGATCAGTCTTTCGACTTGTCTAAACTTGTTCTCACAAACAATCAGGTGGAGATTCTGTGCATGAATGACATCAAGGGTGTTTGCGATGATTTAGACCGCAACATACCTTGGTGGCGCGATCTGTCTGATCTTCGTCAAGAAGCCCTAGCCAATATGTGCTTTAATCTTGGGTGGCATCGTATGTCAAAGTTCAAGAATATGCTTTCTGCCATGCGTTCTGGTGATTTCGAAAGGGCGGGAGTAGAGGCTCTTGATAGCAAATGGGCGCGTCAAGTTGGCAATCGTGCGATTCGAATTAAAGACATGATCGTAACGGGATGATTGGGTTTCTCAAAAACTTGTTTGTGGGTGGTATCGGGTCAACGGTTAGTGCTGTAGGTAATACCGTAGCAAAATTTACCGGAGACAAGGTACAGCAAGAGTCTAATCAACACACTGAGGCAATGGCAGTACATGCTGCCTATTCGTCTGAGAACTCACAGTTAAGACAGAACAGGACTTGGTGGGATTCGTTGTGGGACGGGTTAAACCGTGCGCCCAGACCGCTGATGGCTTTGGGTGTTATGGGGTTACTTGTTTGGCCTATCTTTGACCCTGTTCGGTTTAGTTCGGCTATGGCGGCATATGCTCTTGTTCCCGAGTGGCTCGCCGCTGTCTTTATCGCTATTGCTGGATTCTACTTTACAACTAGGCACCTTGAAAAAGTTAAGCTAGGTAAAGGACCGTCTGCCGATCAGGTTAAGGCAATTCTTGACACTCAGGATCGAATCCGTGATCTGGGCAAAAAAGAGATCACACAAGATCAATTCAAATCAGAAATGGACGACGAATCAAAGCCGCTATCTGATGAGGCTATTGAGCACTGGAACAAAATATCTAAATCTAGTAGTTGACATTAGAGGGGATGCACTACATATTGAATGTGCGCTCCGGTTTTCTCCTCCCGTAGAGCGCACATCACATCTCCTCCCAGAAGGCCGTTAGATTTATTTCTAGCGGTCTTTTGGTTTTTATTTACCTAAGATTGTGTTTGTTCTATATTTGTTCTTGATCGGTGCGTTTCTGGGTGCACACAGGTAGGCGGTTTTGTCCTGCCCCGTCGGCGTACCGATCAACCCGGCAGGACGAAACCGGGAACAAGAAATGGCTAATACAATAAACATAGCTCTTACAGAAGATGTTTGGACCGACATCACATCGACTCTAACAGATAACGTTGTTTACACATTGCAGAATGGTGGAACAGTTTCCATTGAATTGTTCGAAAAAAGCACAACACCAAGCGCAACAGACGTGGGGATTACTATTTTCCCTAAAGGATCAATTGCAATCAAGCCTCAAGCTGGTTTCGAGATTTATGCAAGACCTGATGACTCTAAAAGCATTGCAGTGATTTCGGAGGCTGCGTAATGATTGGCGTTGGTGTTCTTCCTGGTGGACAAGATAACATTGTCTTTGTATCTCACAAGTCCGATTTTCCTACCGCTGTTGGAGGGATTATCACGCTTGAGGATGACAAAACGTATTACCTGAATGGTGATATTGATCTGACAGGAGATAGAATCGTAGCAGGGCAAAACAATACATTGGCCGGTGGATCATCTGAAAACACGTCTCTGGTCAGTACCGGGCTTGATGCTGGAACTGCACTTCTGACTAGTGAGTGGACAATCATATGTCGGTTCTTCACTATTACCCATGGAACCGCTGTTGATCTTGATGCCACAGCAAATGCTAACCAAGCACTTGACTGGCTGGCATTCAACTTCACAAACTGCGCTAATGTTGGCACTATTGCAGGCTACAACAACGCTGTATTTAATACATGCGCTATTCTGAACAGTTCGAACCTAACATTTGATGGAACAATTGGTTCTATTGTTTTTTCTGACAGCCTGATCCAACCAGCCTCTGGCGGAACAGGATTAATTCTTCCATCAACATTAACCCTCACACGTAGATTGCGTGTTACCAACTCTGTTTTTGTGGTTACGTCTGGAGCAACAGGAATTAATGCTGATGTTTCGGCAACAATCCCAGTTGAAGGATACATCCTAGACACCGTTAACTTTTCTGGATCGGGAACATACACAACCGGAGTCCAATACGACGACGACAAATCAAACTGGTCGGATTGCAGTGGCGTAATTAACAGTGCAAACATTGCTCATATGACAATGACTGGTAATGCGACAGCCACGGTCATTGCGGCAACTAATACACCCGTTAAAGTGGCTGGAACAACTACGGTTGAACCTATCACTCAGCGTTTCACTCACGCGAATAATCGCCTTACGTCTGACGGGGCAATCGTTCGGGCATACAAGGTAACTGCTGTTTTGTCGTTCACTTCTGGAACAAACAACGTTATCGGATCGTATATCGCACTAAACGGAACGGTTGTAGATAATAGTGAGACATACACCACTGCGAACTCATCTGGTCGTTCTGAAAATACCGTGGTTCAGACAGTCGTAGAACTAAACGAGAACGATTACATTGAGGTTTTTGTTGAGAACACTAGCGCGACAACCAACATAACTGTCTCTGACATGAATGTAGTTGTTGAGTCTCTAAACTAAGATTGTGAGGAGATACGGGGGGACCACCGAAAACCGAAAGCAAACCGATAAAGAAACCGGCCTTTCATATGTTTAATGTGTTTTAAAAAATAACACCGGATGGATATCTCATCACAATTCGTATTTAGGCGATAAGAAGGGCCATGTCAAATTAATAATCGGCCCAATCTTTCCCTAAATCTGGTGCAAGGTGCGGTGTGATCTTAATCGGTATACCGCGCTTTTTTCGTTCAACCCAAATTCTATTCGCAGCTTCGAACATAGCTTTTTGCCCAGTGAACGATTCGTCGTTGTCGCCCGCAATGATCAATTCCGTTACATCATCGTCTGGCATAAACGTAGAGAGCCGTTTTGAGGCCACGCAGGGCCACGCTGGGACTTTATGTAGCACCATATACCTAAGTGCCGTTTCTATTCCCTCAGCAATCGCTAAACGGCCTTTGTGGCCGTATAGCTTGATTGAGCTTCCTTCTGGAATTGAACCACGCATAGTTAGCTTGTTTTTGGCCTTGGTAGTTTCCGTCTTAGTTCCATCTTCGTTCAGGAACGTGCGGTGAAGGTTAACAATCTTTCCTTGTGCATCTGAGATAGCGCAGACCATTCCGTGAAATCTGCCATCGGGATGATGCAAAAGCGGCGCATACCTCATAATCTTGGGGAACCGTGGCAAGTCGATATTGCGAGAACAAAGGTACTTGTCAACAGGATCGCCTTTTGTCACAGGCTTAGTTGACGACCACACCGCCCGCATTTTATCTAAACACTCATCTTCAGATGGTTTCTTTTGCTTGTGATACGTGGTCGATCCAATGATTTTTTCAATTTCTTGGGCGCATTGTTTAAAGTCCCATCCGTGATATTGCATCAAAAGATTTATGCCGTTACCAGTTCCGCATTGATTGCAAACCCACATTCCAGCCTGCTTGTGATCTGTCCACCTCCAGCGATCTCTACCAGAGCACATTGGACAAGGACCATTTCTGCCGGACAAGAAAGATTTGTCAATTCCTAGCGTTGCCAGAATGTCGAACCATCTACCCTCACACCTCTCCAAAAGTGTCATTTATCACCCCTCAAAAACCACTGTGACAGCATGAAAGCCATGATGCCCAATCATCGACATTCTTGAATTATCGAATGAGCAATATATATCTTTCCAAGCAGGGCATATTTCAAGTTTCAGCATGTCATTATGCAATACATAGAACTCTATCAAAACATACTGTCTTGTTCTGGTTTCTTTTGCACCTGTACGAACATATCAGGCTGTTTATATGCTTCCTCAACACGCTTACAGGCTATGTCAAAATACTCTGGGTCAAGTTCAATGCCGATGCCTTTGCGACCCATCTTGGCGCACGCAACTAGAGTTGTTCCGCTTCCCATGAACGGATCAAGAATTGTTTGCGCATCAGGGACATGAGTTAGGCACCACTCCATAACACCGACAGGTTTTTGCGTCGGATGCTCTCTAATGTCATTGCCTTTTCTTATCATTCCGTTCCATCGCCAATATATGCGCCTAACTGCTTTATCTAAATTTGTCCAAGCTAATTCGCAGTCGGCGAAATCGTTGCTGCCATTTTGCTTGTCCCAAACTAGCCAGCATGAAGTTGATCCCAATCCATCAAAGTAATTTCCACCAAAGATTATTTGATTTTTTGAAATTGACCTGATTTTTTCTATGCACTCCTTGGATGCTGGTTTTTCATCCCATCCGTCTGCGCCCTTATAGTTTTTTGGCTTTGCCATTTTACCGCGCGATTGACCTTTTTTGTTGCTCTCTCCAATACCATACGGAGGATCGGTAACAACAGCATCAACCATATCAAGTTCTTTCATAATCTCCATGCAGTCTCCATGATACAAGACACAATCACCAATAATTTCTTTTCGTGCGTGTTTCATTTCCTAAATCCTTCATCCCACTTAGCCACACCATCACCTTGCGGCCTTCTGTGAACCTTCTCTCCATCACTTAGTGTAACGGATGCAATTCCTACTTCAACAACCTCACGTCCGTTTAAGATGGGCACAAGCCCCTTTAGGTCATCTGTTGACCAATCGTTGTCCTCAAACGCTTGCCACCATCCTTGCGCGGCCTTGCAGGCATCATCCACCATAACTTTCCATCTTGAAGGAAACACGCCCTCTGGCCTCCATGATGTTGATATCTTAGCTACAGACCTAGCCCAATCTTCCGGTAAACCACCATCAAACATGCAAATAGAAACACGCTCTAGGAACTCCTCGCTTTCTTCTTGCCCATTGCGTACCGAATCCCCATTGCTTTGATCCATGATTGCACCTCCGATACTGGTTTAATTGGCGTTACGTTTTTGTGCTCGTTCGGGTATTCGCCAATCTTTTTTTTGTATTGATTGGGTGCCCATCCAGCCGCATATCCCTTCTTTTCAGCATGGTGCAAAAGCATTGCGTAGAAGTCACGGTTAGGTATTTCCTTGCCTTTCATGTTTACGCTGTTCTTTGGCTTCTCATCTGATTTTGATCCGTATTCTTTTAGTCTACCGTCAACCAATTCAACATCATGAATCGGCTCGGGCTTAAACCCACATCCGCAAACAGATTGACCGGGCGGAATAACCGATTTGCACTTTGGACACTCACGGGTTTTTGACTTCTTGCGGTTATCGTCACGTTCTTTCTTGATCTGTTCATCAAGTTCCGCAGTGTGCAAACGAGAATAGTCAATATCCTCGAATGATCCAAGCGTATCAAACGTGTCAGAGTGATCAAAAATATATGCGTATTCCCATTGATCTTTGCGTAATACACGACCAATAATTTGAACGTAAAGCATATCTGATCGCAGTGGCCTTGCAAGAATAGCGCAAGAAACAACCCAATCAATACCACGAGTTAAGCAACCAACATTGCAAACAACTTTAATTTTTCCTTCGTGGAAGTCTTTTTTTAGTTGTTCTCGTTCGTGTGGTTTAGTAAAGGCGTCGATATATCCACAAGGAATATTTGCCGCCTCAAATTCCTCTTGAATAGACCTAGCGTGTTTACGGTTTACGCAAAAGCAAAAGGTCGGTCGATTCTCTCCATTTTCAATCCAATTCTGAACGATCTTTGCA